TCATACGGTGAAATTACTTTTTCGTTATTAATGAGTTCAATAAAATTATTTTTATATTGTTCCCATGATTTAAAATATGTCATATGATCCCAATAATCATTAAGCCAAACTATTGTACAACCATTTCCAAAATAATAATAAAATTTTGAAATATTCTTATTAATTTCTATATATTCATCACCTTCAATCACAAAGGGAATTTTTCCGTAGTCAAATTTATTCCAAACTTGAGGGAACCCCAATGATGATCTTCCTTGTAAAACATCACTATTTTGTGGATTGCCACCTATAAAATAACCACAACCAAATAAACTATTTAGTAAAAAAGCTAAAATTGTACTGGTTGTTGTTTTACCTGCTGATCCCACCACAATAATTGGATAATAACATTTGTGGATGAAAACATAATTTTGAATTATTTCTGGAAATGTATAAAAATTCAAATGATAATTTTTATTACTAACAATTATGTCATTGATTTCAGGATTATCTTTTATAATAATTTTATATTCATTAATTTCTTTCATAATTTCTTTCGAATATACACTATCATGTCCAAATACATCGTAACCAATATCTTTTAACAATTTTGCAGTTCCTAACATACCAGCTCCACCAATACCATTGAACCAAAAACTTTTTTTTTCAGGAAAAAATCCAATAAATTGACATTCAAATTTACTATTTGGTATTTTATTTTGCATGAATAATGACAATTCATAAACACATTTTGACATACATATTTTTTTATCAATAATTTCAATCATATTTGCATGATTTTCTGAAATTTTACAACAATTTTCGTGGTTTTGACAATTAAAATTTTTATATTGATTTAGTTGTTTACCCGTGGATATACCATTAATATTCTGTAATACACAACCACACGAATTTAGTGGGTAATGAGATCTGTTTTTTTTTATTTCATTAATTTCATTTTTTGGAACAAGATCATTTAATCTCAGTTTAAAAATAACTTTTGTGATTATTTTGTTTTTATCTTCCCATAGTATACAATAATCATAACTAAATTTCATTTCATTACATTTCATAATTATAAATTTTCTTTCAACCAAGTCAAATAACTCTACAAATTCAATATAGTTACAAATAAAATCATCTTTATAATGTATATTCATATATGTAATTGCTCCGACCGTACCTGGTATATCCACAAAATTTTTTAAATCATAAATATTATTTTCAAATAATAACAACAATAATTTTTGAAAGTTCATTCCGGCATATGCTTTAACAAAATTTTTATTAATTTTAATTTTATTGAAATTAGATAAATCAATTAAAACACCATCAACTCCAAAATCACTAATTAAACTTTTTTCTTTTTGTCCTAAAACAAAATAATTTTCATTCTTTGGCAAATTTAAAAAATCTTTTTTTTCATAAATCATTAATACGTCTTTGAATTTACCGCCAATATCATACATATATTAATATAGTATAATTAAAAATATACAAAGTGATTAATTTTATTAACTTTTTTAAATAAAATCATAGTGGAATATGCATAATTAGACATATTTAATTTCTTGGTTTCAATTTGTCTAAAATTATCTAATCTAAACAATTCAAGTTCTTCAATTTCTTTATAATGAATGGATTTACTGTCATCTAAATCATCTTTTTGAACTTGTAATTTAAATTGTTCTCTTGAAAATGTTTTTGGTAAAACTGCAATGAAGATAGCAGTTCCAGAATTTACAAACACTCTAACACCTTTTGAATTACAAAATAATTTTCTAAATTGCGATTGATCAAATTTCGCTTCTTCTCTGAACTCTCTGCACAATGTATTTAAAAAACAACCATTATCTTCTTTGTCCATTTTACCTGAACAAACATTAAATTTTCCTTTATATTTTCCTTTTCTTTCCAAAAGAAGACCAAAACAAGGAATTTTACTATAATTCATTAACATTATTGCAGAAACACCTTTAGCACCTTGAGAATACAAGTTACTACAAATGTCATGATTTAGACTACACATTCGTTAATTTATATTTATAAAAAAATTTATTATTTCAATTTTTTATAAAGTAATTTCATATTTTGCATATTGATCAAATGTTTTATTCCATTCTTCATCAGATAATCGAACATTATATGGTGTAACGAATTCATATGCAGAATAAGTAGGTCCGATATAAATTGTATCATTATAATTAACATACATTAATTTAACTGGTCCTGTACCTAAATGTACTATACCACCATCACCTCTTTCATCATCAACACCAGTAAACAAAGAAGAAACTTCAAAACAAGGATTTAATCCATCTTTCTCAAAATCTTTAAATAATTTAGGATACCAACCAGTGTAAGTTGTTCCAGAACCATGAAATTCAGCAACAATTTCTTTTAATTCTTTAATTAATGTTTCATCTTGAGGTTTCTCATTAATTAATTTTTCAGTAAATTCAATAAATTTATTCAATATTACCTCAAATGAATTTATTATTTTATTAAAATGGTTTTTATCATTATTTAATTTTTTCATCATATGAATATATTCCAACATTTTTTTCCATGTACCCAACGAAGGTTCTATTAAAATATCAGGATGTTCACATTGCATACAAAAACCAAAAGATTCTTGTAAATATAAAACATTATCATGTCTAATTTCTGAATAATGAGCTGTTTGTGTAATAACTTGTTTTTGTTTCCACAAATCAGTGTTAAATGGAAAACTATTATGAAAATTTGATAATTCTCTTAAAATTTCCAATTCTTTTGAATACAAAGAATCATCTGAAATTTCATATTTATCTAAAACTTGATCTAATTTATTTAAATATTTTGTGTTTTGTTCATTTTTTTTATTATGTATTATATTTTTGGCTTGATCATTTTTAAATATTGTATAGACAATATCCAGTACTGAAGGAAATTTTCGATTATCAACATCATCTTTATCAACCAGATCTTGAATTACTTGGTTATCAACAGAAATTCCTTTTCCAATTAAACAAAACCATATAGATTCACTTGTTTTATCAACATCACCAAATTTTGTTATTGTATTTTTACTGATACAATTAATTTTACAATAATCATTAATAATTGTTTTATTTTCAAAAATATAATTTATTGTTTCACTCAAATTTTCAAATGTTGGAATTACATTATTGACAATTTTTAAAAATGAGGTTAAAGTGTATCCATCAGATTTACCAATTATTTGATTGATAAATTGCTCAAATTTAATGAATTGATCAAGAGTTGATTCTGTAAGTTTACTTATTAAAGTCATTAAAATAAAATCATCCTTAATTTGAAAATTAAAAAACCAGTTGAATGCAATAAAATATTTTTGCAATTCTAAACTTTCAGTGTAATGACCTCTTGGTTTGAACATTGATCCATTCAAATTAATTTCCGTATCTCCAAATGTTAATTTAATATCTTGTTGAGAAAATATTTTTTGAATTAAATCGTCAAATAATTTTCTATCCCCATACTTGAATTTTATTTCTGTTTTAGTATGAGGATTATTAAAATGATGATAAGCATAATTAACTTTTTTTAAATGATAATCATGACCATCAAAAGAATCATACCCATGATATTGTGCTAGTTCATCTAATTTTTCGTAATCAAAGTATTTTGACGAATTGACAACAATATATTTGTCATCATTTATGTCTTTGTCATTTAATTTTAATTCATCAGGTTTAAAAATAGACGTAAACTCATTAGATATTGATTCATTATTTGGTAATCTGTCTAAATTACAAATAATGTATGGAATCATAAAATATGTTTCTAAGATACTCAACATTTTATTTGAACCACAATCAAGTTTTTGTATTAAATCAATAATATTTTTACAAATAGACGATAATTGTTTTATTAATTCGGTTTCTTCTTTATATTTTAACCAATCATCATAGAATTTATGTAAAGCAAATAAGATGGAATCAGTTGATATAAATACAGGCATATCATTACTATACAAATCAATTAAATTTCTACCAAATCCTTTATTCGTATTTTTTGTTATTACACCATTTTGCCTCAATTGTTCAACTTGTGTTTCCGACAAACTATAATCAACAGTTCTTTCTGATTTTAATTCATGGTGTTTTTCTGACCACATAATATTATTCAATTCTTTTTTACCATATTTATTGATAAAATCATTTCTTTTATTTTCTTGTTCTTGATTAAATTTTTCTATATCTAATTGAATTAAATCCAAATATTTCATTACGAAATAAATTTAATGGATTAGTCTTTTATTTAATCAATTTTTTTTAATTGAAAAAAAATGAATTAATGAATTATAATAACATAATTTGTATAATATGAATTTTATTAGTAATATATTTGATGATATTTTAACCAAAAAATTACATTCTGACTCAGTTCTTGGGAAGTATGACGAAATTATAAAATATATTGACAAAATAAATTTTTCAAAATATAAATATGTTCATTTTGAAAAAGAATTTTATAAGTTACTGAATGAAGAAAAAATAAATAAACTTTTAAAAAATGATTTCATTATTGATATAAAATTTTTGAGTCATTTTATAAAACATTCTGATTTTTTTAAAAATCAAAAATTTCAAGCAAAACACATTTTTGATTTTTTTCCAAAAGATGGTAGTCATAAATCAAAGATTTTTAGAATAAATAATGTTAGAATAACATCGACCTATAGAAAATATAACGAACAAGTTTTTCAAACGATAATACCATTTTTCGATTTTTCAGAAATAAATGAAATAATCAATCATTTTTGTTATTATATTTTTAGAAAAGAAATTAATGATATAATCAAATATGTTGAAAAAAATAAAATCAAAATTAATTTGACAACCAATATCATTAGATATATCGATGATTCTTTGCTTGAAGAAATAATTAAAAATGAACTTTACGATAATGTTGATTTCTATGAATGTGGAAATTTATTGAATATGTATTTAATCGGAAAATTTAAGATACTATCAAAATATTTTTATAATAAAGAATTAATTTCACTGTGTTTAATTGACAATGATTGTATGAAATATTATTATTCAAATTTGAATTTGACAATAACAAATGATGAATTTATAATTGCAATAGCAAAATTTGATTGTAGTCATTTTAATACCATTACATTAACATTATCAACATTTTATCATGATATCAAATGGTTTAGTTTCGAAAATGTAATAAAATTAATTGATTTAGCTTCTGAAAAATATGCTAGTCATTTTTTTTTAGAGAGATTACACAAATTAAATTTATTTTCAAATTTTGACGATTTACAAAAAAATATATTCATTCAAAAAATCTTAAAAACAAAAGAAGTATTTTTTGCAAATGAATTAATTAATAAATGGCAAAACATAAACGAAACACATATATTCAATCTAATGGAGAATAAATTTGTTAGTAAAACTATTAAAAATTCATTAATTATTACATATATTAATATGCTTGGCAATTTTAATTATTTTACCGAATTGTATATTATTAGTTTGAAAAATAAAAATGATTTGTTTTGTAAAATTTTGGATCAAACATATTTTGATGTTTTGAATTATCATCACATAAAAGATTTTAAGGATAATAAATTTAATTTGACTGAAATTTCGATTCACAACCAAAGTATATTTTCATATACTGAAAAAATAAAACAAAATTAATAAAAAGGACGACGAAGAAGAGTGCGCTTCTTTGAAGCTGACTGACGATGACGCATGACTCGTTGCTTTCCTGTGAGTTGACGGACACGTTGTTCCATACCGGAAACGTTAGAGTGATACATCCAATCGTCAAAAACATCAACATCATCAACATCATCAACATCATCAACTTCTTCCTTTGAAAGTGAAGAACAATACTCCTCAAACTTTGTTCGCGCATCATCAATCATAGATGAAATTTCATGCCATTCCATTTTTTGGGCGTCCTCCATAACTCTAGACATATCCTGAATCTTGTGCATGTGTGTGATATAATGTTATGATTATACGAAATTATCATATATTTTTTTTTTCAATTTTTTTATCATAAAAAAATTATAGTTTTACATTAATATCTTAAAAATGGAATCATTCAGTAAAACCATAACTTTTTCTACAGATTTGTCTGAATCAAATTCAAGTGGTTGTTATTGCAAATAATTTAAATTGTGTTTTGTTTTACTATGGACGAGTTTTTGAAGGAAAATATTATGTTGAATGTAATATTTGTGGAAATCATAATTCGATAAAAGAAAAATTACCGAAAAAAGTAACAGATTATGTTTTAGAAAATAAAAAAGCAGAACAAAGCATGTGTGTTATTTCATAATTCATTTAGCCAAATTCATAAAATAATTTTTTATATTAGCACAAATGGAAGGACCAATTTGTTTGATTTGCATAACTTGGTCAAAACTAGTGAATTCATGTGATAGTTTTTTTTCAAAAATTCTTTCAGACAAAATAGGACCAATTCTATTAATATTTCTTAAAGTGCGTGAAGAACTTTTGTTAAGTAGATAAAGTGCGTAATAATTGATATTGTAATTGATTTTAATTTTACACATGAATTATAATTTATTGGTTTTTAAATTTTATTTTTCAATTTTTTAAAAACCAATAAATGAATAATCATATAACATCAATTTAATTTATTACTAACATTATATTTTATAACTTGAACATAACAACACATTTGATTTTTAATTTGTCCATACCCTGATATGAAATGTATATTTGATATTTTTAATTTATGTTCAATGACTAAATCAATAAATTTAGAATTATCATATCCTATTGTCAAAAACGTGATATATGTTTTTTTATTGTAATAATTTCTTCCTGTGGCAACAAGTCCTGAAAATTTAGCATATTTTATTTCATTTTCAATATATTCTTCATAAAACATGTTTGGTAGAAAAGTATTTGATGTCCAATATCCAAATTTAAAATAATCAATAACATCATTTCCAGTTGATTCATATTGAGTTTTACTTTTTAGTTTGTCATTTTCAAGCCAAAATTTTTTTTTACCAAAAATTAACTGTATTCCTATATTATGAGCTTCCCTAAAATGAACCCAGGATCTATAACTTGAACGACAATTATTTAATGCTGATAACCAAAACAATTTTGGATTATTCGTTTTTTGATAAGCTAAAGCATATATTAGTTTGGCATAACTATAGGCATGACTTTTACAAAATGCATAAGATTGTAATTGTAATAATTGTTCATTAATTTTATTTATTTTTGATTTGTCATAATTTAATTTCAAAAGTTCGTTATTAAATTTATTTATTAATGGTTTTTTATTTTTGGAAAATGCTTTCCTATAAATATCTGCAATTCCTTCATTACATTTTAAATGTTTTTGAATAAATTGTATGGCATCATCATCAAAAATAATAAATTCATCTGCATTTTTTGTGTATTTTTTATAAGATTGCAAAAAAGCATTCTTTTGATTGTTTTTAGATGCTGCAGGTCTAATTAAAGCCAGTGAAATAGCTAAATCATCAATT